GTGAAAGCTCCCTTTACTTAAAACATATAAAATGAGCTGTGAAGCATTAATTTCAATAGAGAAAACCTGTGATAATAATACAGGAGGAATAAGAACAGTATGGATAGGATTACAAGAAGACTTTGAGGTAACTACACTAGTAGATTGGGCTATTACTGTATGGACAGTATCTGCTCCTACATCAGTTTATGCAATCAATAGAAATACAGGTAATTTTACAGAAGATACTACTCAAGATTTATTAAATGGATCTACATTAGTTACTCAGACTATTACCCTAATGTTTAATCGTAGAGATAAATTTAAGTCAGAAGCTATTAATATACTTGGTGGAGGACAGCGTTATTTAGCTGTAGTAATCCAGGATGCTAATGACAAGTATTGGTACTTTGAGAATGTACAACTTACTGCTACAGGTGAAGGATCAGGTACATCTCGTCAAGATGGCAGTAAATATTCCGTTACACTACTTGCGGAAGCTGATCACTTGGCTTATGAAGTAACAAGTACTTTGATTACAGATGAGGAACCAGATTTCCCATTACCTACTCAAGCATAATCTTAACACCCTAATAATTAAAGCTCTGCACATTGTAGAGCTTTTTTTTTAAACATTTTTTGACCTTAGTATAATATAGTTATATGATATACATTAAAAAAGATGAGGTCAATCAGATAATCCTTACTCTCACTGAGGTAAGTACACTGCCTACTCCTTATTATTTATTTGTTTTTCAGAATGAAATGGACAAGCTGTCTGCACCTATTACATTCTACACTGCTGATCTATCAGCTTATCCTGAAAGATTCAATCAGTTTGAGCTAGATGAGCCTGTAGATTTGGAACTAATCAAAGGACAGTATACATATAGCATCTATGAGTCAACTATCACACCTCCAACTATTGCTAACTCTACAGGGTTTGTGATTGAAGAGGGCAGGATGGTAGTATCAGGACCAATAGTATCATCAATTTATGAGTAATTATGGCATTAAAAGACTTTTTTAAAACAGTAAAGCATGAAATAGTAGAGGGATATCAATCATTCTCTACTCCATTTCTAAAGGTGGGAGGTGCAAATCTTACACTACCCTATGTAAATGGTAGAAATCAGACTAATGGATATATTCCATTTGGGCAGGATAACCTATTCCCTGAGCTACTCAATCAAATATTCTATTCTAGTCCACTGCATGGCTCTATTGTAGGGTATAAAGTGAATGCAGCAGTAGGAGGTGGATTTAATATAGTAGCAGATAGACTTACTCCACAGGATAAGCTAGAGCTATATACATTAGAGAGAAAACTAAACATAAAAAAGGCAGTACCTGCAGTAACTCAGCAACTTATTCTACACAATAGAATATATTTTAAGCTATGCTTTGATGACAAAATGAAACTCACAAAGATAGTCAATCTATCACCTGAGAAACTTAGAATAAACTTAGATAGAAAGAGATACTATATCTGTGATGATTGGGCTAGTAGGATTGGAGTACAGGAGATAAGGAGATATACTCCTACCTCTAGAGATTATGAGCAGTTATTTGTATATGAGGTAGATAGCATAGGTCAGGATTATTATTCTTTGCCATCTTATACCTCTTCTTTAAATTATGCATTTTTGAGTGGCGAGCTTTCATACTTTGCTAAAAGTAATATACAAAATTCAGTTTTTCCTAGCTTTGCCATGATGTTTCCTAAAAGACCTCAGTCTGAAGAGGAGAAGAACATGATAAGAAATACTATTGATAGATTGAAAGGTGCTGCTAATGCAGGTAAAGCTGTAGCATTCTTTGCTAATAGTCAGGACCAACTGCCAAAGATAGAGTCACTGCCTACCAATGGTAATGATAAACTATTTCAAGAGGCATCACAGCTGAATACTGAGCAGATTTGTTTCTCTCACACCATTGATCCTATACTTATGGGAATCAGAACAACAGGCTCACTAGGTAATGGCTCAGATATTAAGCAGGCTTACATCATATTTGAGAAAAATGTAGTAATGCCATTGAGAGACCAGGTATCTGACATCTTTAATGAGCTGTTATTCATAGCTAAAATTGATGCAGATTTCACTATCAATAACTATCAAATTATAAACGAGGCAATAGTAGAACTTGAGGGAGATACCTCTAAGACTAATGATGCACTTAATACATTGAATCCTGCAGTAGCTGCTAAAGTACTAGAGAATATGTCTAAGAATGAAATTAGAGCCTTAGCATCTTTACCTCCATTGAATGATACACCAACACCAACAATCTGATGCTATACTTTATAACAGAAACCTACTTAAAGAATAACACACCCATCACAGCCAATGTAGATGTAAATAATGTTACTCCTTACCTAGCTACTCAAGCTCAGCTAAGAATCATGCCTATCTTAGGTACTACATTCTATAATGACTTGCTAACTAAGTACAATGATCAGACATTAGATCCTGATGAAGAGACTTTAGTAACATTTATTCAGCCTATTATAGCATGGAGAGCAGCAGAAGATGCTGTATTTGGTCTATCATTACAGCTAAAGAATAAAGGATTGCAAACTCAATTCGGAGATAACAGCTCAGCAGTAGATAGAGGTACTATAGCATTCAGTATGGAACACTATGCACAAAAGGCTGCGTTTTTTGAGCAAAGATTAATAAGATACCTACTTAAAAATAGAGCTTTGTATCCTATATTCACAGGTACAACTAACCGAGATACTGACCTTAGACCTATGATTGATGGCTGTAGCTGTTTATCTAATGGCTTACTAGAATGTAATGGTCTATGTGGAGGTGCAGGTAACAATGGCTATAACAATTCAATCTTAATAATATGAAGCACTCAGGAGTCTTATCAATTATAGTATTCAGTGCAGGATACTTAACAGGCATAGCATTACTATGTGAGCCTGCTATATATCTTAAGTTAGCAGGAGCTACAGTGATAGGATATCTAAGTTTTATTCTAGCATTACAATGGGAGGGAGAACAATGAAAGCACAACTATCACTATTACTAATATCAATTCAATCAAAACTTTTGACACTTATCTCTATATGCTTTGCATTCTTTTTACCAATAAGTGGCATCCTTATAATGATTGGAGTATTGATAGTCATTGATACTATCACAGGCATAAAAAAAGCTCATAAATTAAAAGAGAAAATAACTAGCAGAAAGCTCTCATCTATTATAAGCAAGCTAGCACTGTATGAAATTACTGTGATTATGTTCTTTTTAATAGACCAATTCATACTTAATGACATCATACTTACATTCTTCAGTGTACCATTTATGCTCACCAAAATTGTAGCATTAGTACTAGCATCTGTAGAGGTAATCTCTATTAATGAAAATATTAAAGTAATTTCTACTAGAAACTTAGACCTTTGGCAAAGTGCTAAGGCATTATTTGCTAGAGCTAAGGATATTAAAGAGGACCTAAACAAACTGAAATGACTAGATGGGAACTTACATCTAAATATGGTACTGCTAATGTAACAGGTGCAGGTTACTTAGTAAAGATTAAGCTACCATATCCAATGAGAATAGCTTGGGATTTGGACAGCACTGTCAATACTATGATGTGCCATAAGTTAGTAGCTGATAATTTTACAGCTGTATTCAATGAGCTTCTAGCTACCTATGGCTATGATAAGATTAAAGAGTTAGGGATAGATTTATTTGGTGGATGTTTCAACTATAGAAAGATGAGGGGAGGTACAGCATTATCCATGCATTCATGGGGGATAGCAATAGACTTAGATCCTGCTAGAAACTTACTTAAAGAATCATCGAAAACTGCAAGATTTGCAAGACCTGAGTATCAAAAGATGATAGATATATTCTATAAGCATGGATTTATATCTTTGGGTAGAGAGAAGAACTATGATTGGATGCACTTTGAAATAAAAGAATGATGAGATACTTAGCTATAATATTACTACTCAGCAGCTGCTCTGCTCAATACCATCTTAATAAAGCAATTAAGAAAGGATATACCTGTGAAGAAACAGGAGATACTATAAGAATAACAACTTTAGATTCTATCCCTGTTATAATTAATAATGATATAATTTGGGAAAAATTTATAACTACCAAAGATACTATTATCAAGTATAAGACAACTTATGTTCCTAGAACAAGATACCAGGAGAGACTAGCTTATAAACTTAAAGTAAAAACTATATACAAAGATAGGATAGTAGAGAAAGCTAAAGCTA